GACCCGGCCAAGATGCCATTATCGCACAACTTAAAACAATCGTGGGCGCAAACGTGTATCAGGGACAATATGTTACTGACGGAGCTATCCCACCTATAGATGCACAAGGTTTGTTCGAGCCATATATTACAACAATATTTGGTGCGACATACAGGGGGCATGAACCCGGTATCGTGTCGGAACGCTACAACAGCATGAACACAACCGTCACTGTTTACTGTGCTAGTCCCGACGATAGACTCACTCGTTCTTTCATAGATGATGTGAGAGATAAGCTAATCGGCTTCATCCCAACCGATTGCACAGAACTGAAACCGAATGGTGGATACATTTATGTGGACGCCGATCTAGGAGTGAACCGTTACGTTCATGCCGTGGTGTTCAGCTACACAACCAACATGACTTATGTTGCGTAGTATATATGGTAAAATAGAATGAGTCAACAGGAGATTTAATGTCTGAATTTAAGAAATATTACAACACGATCACAAAAGATATCGTGGTATACCCTGAAGATGCTGCTGCCCTTTTCGATGTTCTGAAGCCTGTCCCCAGTGAGAAAGAAACCACTGATGAAGATGACGCTCCCGAAGAGACAGTTGTAATCGAGCTAAAGGACAACAAGAATGCCAAGTAAGCTTCTACGTGGAAACACGAAAATTGTAGCAGTAGAGTATGACGCTATCGCCAACCCTGCCGCACCTACTTCAGCGGAACTAAACTCTGCAACAATGGCTAACGATATTTCGTGTGCTGTTCTTGACGATTACACGCTGAACCTAACAGATTCTGATACTGACGACACACTAACCGTGTGTGATATTGGTAACGTCGAAACTCGCACGTTCGCCAACTACGAGGCAGAACTGACAGGTCTGAAAGACGCTACCCTAACGGATAACGCCAGCGTGTACAACACGTTCTTCAGACTGTTCCTTGCACCTGACGTTCGTTACTGGCTGGTCAAGCGTATTGGCCCAGCACAGGCAACTGCGTTTGCTGTAGGTCAGGTTGTGTCGCTGTTCGGTGTGTCAACTGACTACCCAACTAATAACGCTGAAGACGGTTCGATGCTTAGCATGACAGCCAACTTTAAGCCAACAGGGTCGGTTAACACTAACTACACTCTACTAACATAAGGATAAATAGACAATGCCAACAAGACAAATTTCTAACGGTAACGTTACCGTATGGTGGGTTACGTCTATTGCGATTCCGGCCTCACCTACTGCTGCTGAAATCAACGCTGGACTTAACATTTCTGCTGCAATTGCGTGGCAGAACTTCGAACTAGGTTCGACAGGTTCTGCTGACGTTGATGACCGCTCTATCGTTGATGCCGGTAACTCGGTGTCACGTGGGTTCCCCGATTTCGGTGCTACGCTAGACTTCTTCCGCGAAGCTGTACCCGCAGATTCAACATCTGTTTATCAGCAAGCATTCAACCTTTTCAAAACAACAGGTATCTACGGTTATCTTGTTGTGCGTTATGGTCAAGCTCTACCGTCAGCCGTTGCTGCTGTGGGCGAGTATGTGAGTGTTTACTACGTTCAGGAAGACGTGTTCTCTGACGATACTGAAGGCGACGACAGTGTTAAGTTCGAGGTTGGGTTCCTACCACAAGGTGTGCTATTCGAACACACACTCGTTAAGACTGCTGCTGCTCCGGTGTCCACACCTGCCTCGCTAACTCTAGCTACTAACGGTCTGATCGGTAAGATCAAGATTACCGTTGGTGGTAAAGATGTGACAGCCGGTGCTACCTATGTATCGTCTGATACGACAAAAGCAATCAGCAAGGGTAATGGTATTATCCAGCGTGTTGCTGCCGGTGTTGGTGTAACGATCACAGTTAGCCACCCAGCCGCTACAGGTACGGTTGCTGTCACACTGACAATGGCATAATAACGATTTGGTAACAACTTAAAATAATGCTAGAATTGAGGGCATGGGGTAATGTATACTCCATGCCCTTATTCTTTGGAGAATTCTCTTGAACGAAGTTGTAGAAAACGCCCAGTCACACGAGGTCTTCAGCCTTGACAAGTTACTGTCAGAAACAGCGTACCCGGTCGAGAAGGTCACTGTCTTCACTGACGCCTATAGCGTGAACGAGCTAATCAAGCTCCGCGCAGAGCGTGAAGCGCTAGAATTGACAAGCAAAAGAAAGCGTACCGAGCGTACAGTTTCGGGTGAAACAGGTGGCGCGACTGCTGAAGTAGAAAAGCTTACAGAGCGTATCGCAGAGTTTGACGACAAAATTGGCGACAGTGGTTTGACATTTACAATTCAAGGAATGTCACCCGCCACTGTAGATGAAATCAACGACAAGTATTTCGTTGACAAAACAAAGAACTACGACAACTCCCCCGAAGAACGGGAGCGCGACATGGAGCTTATCGCTCGTAGTATCCTGTCTGTAGAGAACGCTAACGGTGTCGTAGACCCAGACCCTATCACCCCCGAAAAGGTTGCTATCCTTCGTGGAAGACTGATCGGTAATGAGTACGGCAAACTTGTCCGCGCTGTAGCACAGGTCAACTTAAACGGTGCCCTGTTTGATCAGGCCACCGATGCGACCTTTCATAGCAGACGTTCTAACGTGGCCGGGTAACGACACGTACATTACCGCTATCAAAGCGGCTAGAGCTTTCGGTATCCCACCATCTGTGCTGATATTGAAGAGTCGCCAGCCAAGCGACGGTTGGACTGAGTTTGACAAAAAACTGGCAGTAGCATTTCAAATCCTTGAAGATGAAACATGCTCAGACTGTGGTGTGCCAATTTGGTTGGCGCACAGCGACGATAAGGATATCATCTTCGAAGTTAAGTCTAGGGTCTGCTATTCGTGCGCCGCTGTTGAAGCTGCTCAGGAAAAGAAAAGCCGACGCAAGCCAGCTAAGGGTTTGAAAAGATTCTTAACCACACGAACTCGTGATGACACCCCCCACCTACCTTCCCGCCGAAAGTATCTTGAACGACAAGCTGGAATCATAGATGAAGATGATTAAGGAAAGCAATGGACGATAACACAACCAATGTTGAGATTAACGTTGATGTTAATGGTACAAGTTCTTTGCGCTCTGCTGCCGACGCTATCGGTGAAGTTGGCGATTCCTTAAAGCAGGTTGCACGAAGTCTTAGCGACGCTATCGGCGGGCTAGACAAAGTTGAGAAAAATCTTTCCGGTGCTGGGCGTCAGGCGAAGACAGCGGCTAAAGGTGTGGATGACCTTAACCAATCGTACAAAGACCTGAACAGCACTATTGGTCATCTTAAAGGTATGCCAGCCCCCGGCCAGTTTGGGTCGAACGTTGGTGGCCGTACTACTGTGGGTGGTAGTACCAGTGGTCAAGACGCGGGAGCATTGCTCGGGGTTGACAATGATCGTATTCTTGCTACTGCTGCGGCGCACCAAGCTGCTGACCGTATTGACGAACAGATTGCTGCGCGCCAAGCTAACCGCGACAGAATAGCAGACAACGCTTCTATCCACAACCGCCAGCAAATCCAAAACGTTATTGATGCTAAAGAACGTCTACGCCTTGCTGACGAAAAGATTACAGCAAGCAACTCTGCGTTCAATGATGGATTGAACAAGTCAGGCAGAATCATGGCGCACCTTGTAGGTAACGCCAGTACTGTTCGTTACGCTCTGTACGATGTGTCGCGCTCATTCGCCGTTGTGGGTGTAGGATTGCTGGCCGGGTCTGTCGCTGTCGCTGCTGCTGCCATTACCTATGAACGGAGCTTTGCTAACGTAATCCGTACAGCAAACGATGGTTCTATTAGCATGGAAAAGCTGCGCGGAGAGCTTATTGATCTATCAGAACAAATTCCTATTAGCTTCTCCAACCTTACTGAGATTGCTACACTCGGTGGTCAGCTAGGTATCGTCGGTAAGGACATTGACGAATTTACTTCAGTAGTTGCGCGCCTTGCAGCTACCACTGACCTTTCGGCTGAAGCTGCCGGTACTGCGCTGGGACGCTTCCAAGCGCTGCTTGGGGTTGACGGTTCAGAGTTCGAAGGTCTAGCGTCAGCTATCCTTAAAGTTGGTGTTAACAGCGTTGCGACAGAATCACAGATCGTGGCTGTGTCAACACAGATTTCTTCTATGGCCGACTTTGCTGGATTCACCGCCGATCAGGTTGTGGGTCTAGCTGGTGCGCTCGCCTCCGTTGGCGCTGCTCCTGAACTTTCTCGTGGTACTATCACACGTACTTTCACTTTAATGTCAAAGGCTGTCGCTGAAGGTGGCGACACGCTGATTAAGTTTGCAAGAATCGCTGGTGTTTCTTCAGCGCAATTCTCGCAGGATTTTGGTACGAATCGCTTTGCTCCTATCTTCCAATCATTCCTTGCGGGGCTGGAAGGCATCGAGTCTACGGGTGGTAACGCTGTTACTGTCCTTAACGATCTTGGAATCAAGTCTGTCCGTGACGTACCGTTGCTCCTACGTTTGGCTGGGGCACAGGATACGGTGACGCAGGCTTTCTCAGACGCTGAATCGGGTTACCGACTTGCGACTGAATTGCAAGATCAGTACGGTATCATTT